CCGCCACCGTCCACGCGGTCTGTGCTGCCTCTGTGGGCTTGTACCACGACACCGAGCCGTCTGTTGGGGACGAAAGCGGCAGCAATATGGCTTCGTAGTCGCCGCCAGTGGCACCATCCGCCAGCGTGAGCGTCAAAAATGCACGATCTATGCCGTATGGTCGGTCGCCAGTCTCTTTCAGTATTCGTGAAAGTGGCTGAAACAGCACAACTGCTCGGTATTCCGCATCGCCGCTGAATCCGCACTTCAGATATTCTCTGTGACGCAGCAGCAGTTCGCCGTCTTCGCTGTCGGGAAGAGCCACAAAACCGCTTCCGATGGGATCGTAGGCGGTTCTGCTTCCTGTGGCGTTTGTTATGAATGTGTCGGTATCGCCGTTCCCGCCGAACAGGTTGATTTCTAGTGGGATCAGCGATGCCATTTTATGATGCGTAGAACGAGAATGTCATTCCTGAACCAGTATTGTGTGGCGCGAAGGACGCTGAATACGGAGGATAGAACACTCGGAGTTTGTTGATGTTGTCTGCCTCTATGAACAGTTCCTCACCGTGATACAGGGCATACGATGCGGTTCCTGCTGTTGCACCAAAAGTAGCCACATCTGCCTCCGAGATGATGCACATGAACTCGTTGGAAGATGCGGACGCGCCTGTTGCCACGCGAGAAGCCTTGATACGAATACCAGTGTTGCAGGTGAATCCTGCAAGGCTGTTGTATTCGGTGAGGCTCTTTGCGGCATTTCCGACATATCCCGTGCGAGACATGAAGGATGGCTGCATCTTGTTGTGAACCACCGATACTGCAAGGGTGTCCTGCGTTCCTGCACACACTCCCCCGACTCCATCGGTAAGCACTGTTCCGCTCATCGTTGTGAGGGCAGCAGCCACCTGATCGCGGATGAGTGTGTAGATGGAGAACTTATCAGAGAAGTCAAATGCACCAACGCTCTGCGAGTCAGCGTATAGAGCCTTCTTCACGGCAGCCATGAAGTCGGTGTTCGTCTTGATGCTGTTTGCGGTTGTGTTGATGGTGGAGATATTGCTGCTGAAATCTTTCACTTCAACAGGCAGGTATCCGCCGCTTGCACCACGAACCGTAACGGGATCTCCGCTTGTGCTGCCCGTCACCCACACGCCGTATGCAGCATATGTGGAACCTTGTACAGGAATCGCTCCTGCATATGTGGCTGTGATGCCTATTTGAGCAGAGAATGTGGCAGTGGCATTTACTGCAAATGTGATGCCGCTGTTTACGAGGCTCACATTGATTGCTGCTCCGCACCATCCTGCGCCAGTGGTTGCTCCGACCTGTGCGAGTGATCCGTTAGACAACAGTCCCGTTACATAAGTCGGAACAGTCTTGAGCGGAGAGGCAGCGTTGTCCAATGCTCCCTGACCGACCACCGTGACAGAATCGGTTGAGGACGACAGGTCGCGGATGTCTAGGTTTGTTGCAGCAACCGTGATTCCGCTGGTTGTCGTAGAGATGTTTACATTCAGGGCGTTGCCCGTGGTGTGAATCGGTACGGTGTTTGCACCCGCACTCTCAAATCCAAACAGACCAACAGACACAGAGGAAGCCGTTCCGCCACCGAACACCACAATGCTGTCGCTGTTGGCTGTGAGTCCGCGAATATTCACGGTTCCGAAAGTGACACCGACAGCCGTTGCGCCACTTACACCGAACACCCCAAGATTAGAGAACGAGGACACGGTGACAGGCAGGGAACCACTGGTGGTGATGCCTACGGGGTATCCTCCGCTCAATCCCTGAACAGCCACATAGTCTATGGAAGCAGTCACTCCGAGAGTGGAGCCAATCACGCCGCCGTAAAGATTTCGGATATCAAGATCGGTGCTTGCAACCGTCAGAGTGCCAACAGTAATGCCTACTGCCTGACCACCAGATACGCCGACTACTGTGAGGGAGGTGCCTGTGGTGCCAACAATCGTGGCGGCAAGACTGTAGTAGCCAGACGAAGCCAAATATTCGTAACGAGTCCATGAACCGCACAAGCCAACGGGAAGCGGTGTGCTGTTGCTGACATAGTTCGCTGTATTGTCTGCACCGTAGGCAACCTTCACCAACTGAAAGTGAGCAGTTTCACCACCAGTGGGCTTGACATAATCGCTGGCTATGGTATAAGTAGTGCCACTGGTAACAATCTGATAGTTGTCGCTGGTTGCTCCCATTTGATTCTCCGCTGTGCAGGGTCTTGGGCTGATCCGTTTCTAAATAGAGTACTACCTATGTATATTTCCGAAAGTAAGGCTGACATGGACATCAACAATCTACGATTCCCCCGTGAAGTAGAGAATCATGTAAAGAAGTACGAAGTTTCGTATATTGACGCTGTGCTGGCGGTGTGCGAGCGGTTCGGTATTGAACCACAGGTCGCCGCGAAATTCCTCAGCAAGCCCATCATTGAAAAAATCAAGGCTGAAGGGCAGGAACTTAATCTGCTCCCGAAGAAAACGCGACTTCCTGTTTGACACGCAGCAGACCTCTGCTATACTGTCTACATAGTCGTGACTGAACTGTTTGTCACACACACTTCATACACCGTACATACCGTACACAACAAGGAGACACGCAATGGGATTCAAAGACCTCAAGTCCGCTTCCAAGAACTCGTATCAGACTCTCGCATCCGAAATGGACAAGATGGCGAAGAAGTCCGAGTCTTACAAGGATGACCGCTTTTGGAAGGCGGAAACAGACAAGACAGGCAATGGCTACGCGGAGATTCGCTTCCTTCCCGCACCCGATGGCGAGGATCTGCCGTGGGCGCGTGTGTGGAGCCACGGTTTCCGTGGACCAGGTGGTTGGTACATTGAGAACTCGCTCACCACGATTGGGCTGAAGGATCCCGTGTCCGAGATGAACAACCTCCTGTGGGAGAGCGGTTCCGACAAGGACAAGGCGATTGCCCGTGATCGCAAGCGGCGACTGTCGTACATCAGCAATGTGCTTGTGGTCAGCGACCCCAAGCACCCCGAGAACGAGGGCAAGGTTTTCCTGTTCAAGTACGGCAAGAAGATTTTTGAGAAGATTCAGGGTGCGATGAACCCCGAGTTTCAAGACGAGAAGCCGATGAACCCCTTTGACTTTTGGGGTGGAGCAAACTTCAAGTTGAAGATCCGTCAGGTGGATGGCTACGCAAACTTTGACAAGAGCGAGTTTGCTGCTCCGTCAGCCCTGCTTGGTGGTGATGACTCTGCGCTTGAGAAGATGTGGAAGACGCAGCACTCCCTGAAGGAGTTCACCGATCCGAAGAACTTCAAGTCCTATGACGAACTGAAGGCTCGTCTTGAACAGGTTCTTGGTGGTAACATCCGCGCAACTGCATCGGACGCGGTTGCGAAGGGTGGCGCGGAGAAGGCTGCGTTTGATGACGAGGACTCTGCTCCTGTGCGTAAGCCATCCACTCCTCCACCCGCAAAGAAGCCTGCTCCCGTGAAGGAAGCCGTCAAGACCGATGACGATGACACGGAAGACGCTCTGTCCTACTTTGAGAAGTTGGCAAGCGAAGACTAAATCCCCTTCGGTTTCGCAGAGAGAGGCGCACGAAAGTGCGCCTTTTTCTTTTACATCTGAACCGTTCTGAACTGCATGGTCTTCAGCGTGGGTTCGTTGTTGCGAATCTTCAGGTCATCGTTGAAGTTGTTCGTGATGTTGCTCACGCGAGTGTTCACTGCGGAGTTGTTCACCGTGGGTGCTGCGGTCGCTGTCCCCGCCGCTGCCTCTGCCTTTGCAGCACCGAGTGCGCTTTGCTCTGCGGAATACTGCGACACCATCTTGCCTACCGTGGTGTTCGGTGAAGCAGGAGCGGTGATCTTTGCAGCCTCTTCTGCTGCCTTGGTGTCTTCCACCGAGATAAGCGAACCAACGCCAGGAATGGATTCAACCAAGTCGTATATTCCCTTTGGTCCAATCGCATCAGCGATAGAGTTCGCAACGAGTTCTCCGAGATACGAGCCACCGATGCTGCCTGCAATCGTGCCAAGCGGTCCGAGTGCGGTGCCAAGCGCACCACCACCAAGTCCACCGAGTACAGAACCAAGGGTTCCTACAAGTGTTCTTCCGATCTGTTCTTTCTTCTGATCAGTAGACAGGTTTGGATCATTCTTTATGTATCCAATATTAAGCGCACCTATAGCAGTGTTGATGAGTGCGCCCAAACCAGGAATGCTGACGAGAGACTTTGCAATCTTTCCTGCACTGGACTTTATTCCGCTGCTGAGTGCTTTCACAGGATTCAGGCTTCCGACAATATCCTTGGCTTTGCCGAACATATTGCCGAAGAATCCACCTGCCTTTGATGCTGCGCTACCAACGGCTTTGCCTACACCCGTGTTTGCAATCGCGGATCCTGCTTTTGCAGCAAACCCGCCGACTGCCTTCACACCCGAAGAGATGAGTCCCCCTGTTCCACGCACGGCAGAACCAGCAAGCCGCGCTGCGCCTCCTGCCATTGACATTACTCGTTTACCAACACCAGATCCAAGCATGGTGGAAATCGTGCTTCCCAAGAAGTCTTTTACGGTTCCAAGAATGGACGACAGTATCCCGCCCTTCTTCTCTCCGTCTTTTCCACCTATAGCCTTCTTGACTATTCCTGCACCCTTGCCCTCAAGTTCTGCCTCACGAGCCTTCAGTTCTGAAGAATCGCTTTCTGGTGAGAACCTGCTCTCCAGCATCGTGCGGATTTTAGTGATCTCTTTGTGTATGGCACCAAGTGTGGACGGTACGCCCTTTCCTGCACCACTAAGGTCAAGACCTGGAATGTCTGATGCACGGGTGCCGCCGAGTCTTGCAGCCATACCCCTGCCGCTACCACCGCCCAAATCATCAATGTCCAGTTCGCTTGTTTTTCTTCCGCGTCGGGAAATTGTTTCTTGGAGAGATCCTGAATACTTTTCGATGTCTTCTAGTGTTTCTCTGCGATCTTTCAAGAACCCACTGAGCAGTCCGCCAATCACAGGAACCTTTGCAGCCAATCTCTCTGGCAAGGTTTTTTTGAATGACTGTGCTTTTTCTTTCAAGAATTCGCCAAACGATGTTCTCTTTTTGAGTTGATCTTCTACGGGCTTGATGATTTCATCTAGTTTGGTGGCAATATCAGATTGTTCGCCCTCTGTCTTTTTTGCAAGTTCACGAATAAACCGCAGCCTAGAGTATATCATTTTTGCGTCTTCCATAGACGCTTTTAGCGAGCCTTCGGATAGGACAACCGCTTCTTTCATTAACTGATACGCGGCTGCTCCAGCAGGATCGTCTTGATCGAACTTTTGGCGATTTTCGGATATGAACCTTTCTACCACGGAACGCACACCCTGCTTGTCGGCAGTTCCAATGACATAATTTTCAAGTTCGGAAGTTTCCATGCCCATCGACTTCCGTTGACGGATAAGTGCTTGCAGTAATCCGATTTGCTGTGCTACGGCTGCGTCTGTTGCGGGAGCGTTTCCCGTTTGTATTGGTGGTTGCTGTGGTGCTTTGAATTCAGGCTTGAGCGCACCAAAGCGACCGCCGATCCGCTCTTGGCGGGCAGACATCATTCTTCGATATTCTGCATTGGTGACCTTTTTAGCCATTTCTCCCCCGTAGGCTCATCTTAAATAGGTCACAGTTGTCGTTTTCCGCTGACTTGCTCCCGTTCTTTTTTCAGATGAGCAATCAGCATTTGTATGTATACCTCTCGTTCCCAAGGCATCATCCCCTCTACTTCGGCAAGGGAGTACCCGTGGTGCTGCATGAGGTTGAAGTTTAGTTGGTAGAATGCCCCCAAGTCATTGTGACAGAGGGCTATTGAAAAAAATCAGACACGCTCTTCAGTTCCGCTTTCGCGGGTGTCTTGCAGTGCGGACAGGTGTACTTGAACTCATAGTGTAGTTCGGGTGCGGATTGCAAGTAGTCCATGATCTTGGCAAACTGATCAGGCAGCATATTGTCCACGAAGTTTGACAGTTCTTGCGGATTGATGTCCTTTGTTTCGTGAACCTGATCGTTCAGTATCACGGACTCAATGCACTTATTTGCGAGATCAAAAGCAATTTCCACCTCGTTCTCATCGTGATTGATGTCGTGTATGGACGGATACCGCAGCACAAGCGACAGATTGTCGGTGATCACCACCGTGCCGTCCACTGCTGTCTTTTCTCGTTGCTTGATGGTGACTTCATCAAGACGGATCTTGATTGAGGTGTCCTTGCCGCACTTTGCACACACCACTTGCGGCTTTACCTCTTCGCCCACTGACTTTGATCGTATTTGCAGGAAGGCGTACTCTGCGTCAGCCACGCACAGCCTGCGGGTGTCCGTGGAGTTGTTCGTGCAGGCTAGGATCACATTCCGCATGGCATCGTTTATCTGATTCATGCTTTTTGATTGCAGCGCAACCAGCAGAACCTTTTCTTCCTTTACCACGAAAGGTCTGAACTTCGTGGTGATGCCAGATACGGGAAGCGTCATGGTGTACTGCGGTAGAGCCGCATTCGTCAGATTCAGTGTGTTCATATTCATCCTTTAGTCAACAGAGTCAAATGTATTTAGTCGTCAGCGGGGAGTGTTCATTATGGACTGCATTTTTTGAGGATCGTAGAATCCATTCACGGTTCCATCGTAACCCATCCGATTCACCTGTCCGCCGTTTGATGTGAGGAACTGCTGTGGAGCGGGTGGTCCGACAAACTCCTCTGCTGCCACCGCAGTCGGACGAGCCAATCCAATGTATTCGGGTGTGTATTTTCTGAAAGCAAGAGTGATGTCCTGCTTCAGGAAATCGTTGTCCTTGTCGTATGCCACTTGCAGATCACCGATAGCCTTTGGATACACCTCTTCCACATAGAAGCGGTGGGCGGGATCATCTGCTCTCGTCATCACGGCTATTTCCAAGTTTGTCACATAGTCATCGTAATATCCGAACTTGTAGTTGGAGCGGCTGCACACAAGATCCATCCAGTCCTCAAAGAACTTGCGCTCACGCAGATCGGCAGACAGTATCACGGATAGGGTCATCTCTCCTGCGTAGATTGGTTCATACGGCATATTCCGCGCAGGACCGTAGAAGCGATACGGCGTGGTTGACAGTGAGCGACCAGGTATGGTGATGGAGTCGCACCGCACCATCAGATTCCTGATGAACTGAATGTTCGTGGTGCCGAAGCCTGCTGGCGTGTTGATCATCACTTCATAGCGATTGCTGAAAGCCAATCCGCTTTGAGTGATGCTGTTTATGAGTTCGTTGATGTTTGACGGAACGAATGCCATTTATCTGCCTCCCCGCAATACTTGGCTTCTGCTGTCTCGGTAAACCGTTACTGGTTTTGCCCCGCTGAATCGTGAAGTGTTGGATGCCACCATGTCTTCCCACAGACTGAACGGAACCACTGCGGGTCGCCGTCTCATGCCTTTCCACAGATAGCGTCTGTAGCACGGCTTGAAGTACTTGAACTGTCTTCGCGCATTCAAACGGTCGTAGTCTACACGCAGACGAGTTCGCCACTCTTCGTTTGCTTTTATTGTCGGTAGACCTCGCATCACCGAGTCAAACAAGAACTTTCTAAAATCTGGTGCGATGAAGTGCAGATTCACTCCCTCAAATCCCCCTCTATACACATCCGTTATCAACACCAAAGGGAATGTATCGTAATATGTATTTCGTGAAACAAAAGAATCGCTGACTGGCTCGTATTTGAAGAACACCATCTGTCCATCAAAAAGGCGATTGGGTATGGATAGTTGACCGCTCTTTTGGAGCATCTTTACGAACTGAATGTATGTCTGATCTGTGGCACCAAGCACAGAGGTGGTTTCCTCCAGCAGTGCCTGCAAGTCAGCCTTCATCTCGTCTTCGGTCATTGGGGTTTCCTGAAGAGGTCGTCTTCGGTCAATATTTTGAACTCCCATCCTTTGGCTTCCGATACCCGTCTAGCCGCGTCCCATTTAGCCTTGTTGGTGATCCATGTCTGCACTTCTGTGATGTAGCCTCTGGTAATCCGCTTTCGCTTCTCGGGTTCGCGGCACTGCTTCTTGGGCTTGATTTCCACCAACCATGTCTTGATGCCTTCGGCGGTGCGTATCTCTACCAAGAAATCAACGAAATACCTATGAGGCTTCTTGTCTAGCGGATTCATGTACGGAATCACCACTTCTTCGGATGCCCATCGCAGCACATTTGCGCTGCTGTCGCAGAACTTCATAAACTTCCGCTCCCACATACTACGGTAGACGATCTTCGTGGGATCGCCAATGTATTTGGAGGGGTTGTCTGGCTGAAATTTGCCTTTGTATGCCATACATAAATATGTAGCCGATTTTCAAAAGGAAC